TTTATGTCTATAACAAATGCCGGGTTTTTATTTTTTTTTCTCAATATTCTGCCCACTGCTTGTTCAACGTTTCCCCTTGGAGAAGCTAAAACTAGAGTATCTAAGTCCGGATTGTCGTAACCTTCCGAAGCCATCTGATATGTAGCTACTATTATTCTACACTCATTTGATGTTTTAAGATCCTCTTTTTTCATTCCACCATAATAAATACCGACTGAAAAATTATTTAATAAACTTTTTATGTATTCACAGTGTGCTTTTCGGTCAGTTAGAACTAAAATTTTGCGATTCTGTGAATACAGGTCTTTAATTATTTTTATTATAAATTCTGTCCTTATTTGATTTTGTGTTATATTAGTTATACTAGTAGGAGAGTTTATTTTCCCATCTGTATTATATCGTATAGTGTTTTCAGAGTATTCATAAAAATTGTATATATTAACTTCGGGTTCTATTATTAAAAGTTTTACATCGACTGCTATATTTCCTAAAAACCACTCTAAAACAAACTCTAATTTATCCACACGTTTAATAGTAGCAGTAAGACCTAGACTATATTTAGAGCGTATTTTATAAAACACGTTAGAGAATACCTTGGAACAGTAATGATGCGTCTCGTCGTAAATTGTAAATCCAAATTCTTTGAACACATTATTGTATTCTTTCATCGAGATACTCTGAATCATTCCTATACAAATCGATGGCTCGGTATTAATTTTATTACTTTGAATTATACCCGGGACTATTCCTGTAAATTTAATAACCTGTTCTTTCCATTGTTCTAAAAGAGTTTCTTTATTAACTATTATTAAAGTTTTTACTCCCAAAAGATATGCAATGTACAAACTAGCAAATGTTTTACCCCACCCGGTATACAAACACGCAATACAAGAGTCTTTTTTAATTATTTCCTGATGTATACATTTTATTACATCTGCCTGATAATCCCTTGGTTGTGCATTTATACTAATATCGGCAATTATGTGGTTGTTTTCTATATTATTAGTTCCGCTAACATCGCTAAAAAATTTTGGGATATAAATGTAATTTTCTTGTATTTTATACATCGGGTAACTAATTACACACGGTGAACCAGGTAAATATGGGCTTACAGTTAATTTTTTTCTAAGCTCATTAGTATTTTTATCTATTAAAACGCGTTTCATATAATATAGTTTATCTTAAAATGTATTTTTAAGTTAAAAATTAGAATGTATTTTTAACACTTCTTCTTTTTAGTTTCTTTCTTCTTTTTAGTTTCTTTCTTCTTTGGTTTTTTCTTAGGATCGGTCTTTTTCTTAGGTCTCTTTACCTTTGCCCACGCCTGTTTTAGAGTGATACCTTTTTTATGCATAATTTTAAAAACTTTTCTAGTTAATTCAGGATCTGGAGCCATATAATTTATAATTAAATAATTATATTATTTTTAAAATTAATCGCAAATTAAATAAAATAAAAATGTAAACTTACTTAAAGAAAAAATTTATAAATTAATTAGGATATAAAACATCCTCTTTATTTTGCTAAAATAATTATATGGAGGCGTAGCTCAGTTGGTTAGAGCATAGGTCTTATGAGCCTATGGTCGTCGGTTCGAGTCCGACCGTCTCCATATAATTATTCCCTTTTTAATTTTATTGTAATGTAATTTAATTTTTATGAATAAATACTTGTGTATCTTGTATACCCAAAACTTTAATTTTTTTATGGTACCCTGATAAAAATGCATCTATACCTTTTTGCGTTAAATCTGGACCTCCCCAGCCGTAATCATCAAATATCATAAAGCCATTTTTTTTCAATTTTCTAAAACTTAAAACTGCGTCTTCCAACACATATTCAGGTTCGTGATTTCCGTCTATATAAATAATATCAAAAAAATTATCTTGAAATTTTGGTATTTCTAAATTAGAATATCCGCGTTTTATTATTATTTTATCTTTATCTCCTGAATTTTCAATATTTTTAATAAATGAGTCGTAAATTTTCGATTGTTCGTTTTTATATTCTGGATAATCGTTATAATCTTCCCATGGATCTATACAATATAATTTACTATCTTTATGTTTTCCATAAGTAGAAGCAACCGATAAAATATTAGCGCCATAAAATGTTCCTATTTCTAAATAGTTTATCTTTTTATTATAATCATTCAAATTTATAGTATTAAACCAATTATTTGCTAATCTGTATTGTATACCTTCAAAGTTAATTTTTTTTAACATTATATTAACACGGATACATTTTATTTTAATTAAATAAACGTATATTGTCCCTATAAATAATTGCTTAAAAATAATTAACTTAGAAACAATAAACAATAAATTATTGACGAACCATGAACTGTGATATATGCTGCGAAACTTTTAACAATTCAAATTTTTTAAAAGTACCTTGTAAAGGGTGTACAGGAGATAAATATGCATGCAGAACTTGTTGCAAAACTTATATTCTTAATTCTTATGAAGACCCGCATTGTATTTTCTGTAAAACTAGTTGGGAAAGGGATTTCATGAACACGCATTTAACTAAAAAATTTGTTCAAAATGAGCTTAAATTACACACCGAAAACATTTTCTTAGAAAGGCAGATGTCTCTTTTGCCCGCTACTCAAAGACGTGCCTCCCAAATTAAAAAAAGCAGATACCTAATAGAACAGCGGGGTGAAATTTTAAATGAAGTTAAAAAATTAAAAGACCAAATTAAATCGCTTAACGACGTCGTAAATTCTTATACATTGGAAATAAACAGATTGTTAGACGGAACATCCACATCGGACTCTTGCTCAAAAGAAAACTTTACATTTAAGTGTCCAGAAGATAAATGTAAAGGATTTTTAAATCTTAAAAATTTTTGTGAATTGTGTGATACTCAATATTGTAAAGATTGTATGTGTATTAAAAATGAATCACATGTATGCGATGAAAGTATTAAAGAAACTGTTCGTATTATTAAAAAATCGGCAAAACCATGTCCAGGATGCGGAGAAATGATTTCAAAAATCGACGGATGCGATCAAATGTGGTGCATCAAATGTCACGTCCAATTTTCGTGGAAGACCGGATTTCAAATTACCGGATATAACCACAACCCCGAATATTTTAGATGGCTTAGAGATACAGGGAAAGAAATACTTCAGAATCCTAACGCAATGGTTCAACAAGAATGCGGAGCGTATAACTTAGACGAATTTCAACTTCTAAATTTGCTGAGATCTGTTTTTTTTAACAAGGTCCATATAGTAGATTATTTTATTAGTGTATACAGATTTTACCGCCATACTCAAGTACTTATACGCACGTTTGCTAACGATGAGGAAATTACTGAACGCGAACTATTGGGAAATAGAGTAGGATATCTACTCGGAGATATTTCTAAAGAAAAGTGGAAGGTTTTGACCCAACGTATAGACAAAAAGACAAAGCTTAGAAAAAGCTATAATAATATTTGGAATCTTATTGAAACTGTGTTACTTAGCTTTTTAGAAAAACTTAAAATTTTACTTGAAACTTCAAACAAATCACTTGAATATAAAAATTTATCGACTGATTTAAATAATTTTAGAGAATATGCAAATGAAAGTTTTATTAAAACATCAGATGTGTTCGGTTCAACTACGTGCCCCGGAATAGATAAAGAATGGTTTCAAATTACAAATTATAAAGATTTTCTTAAAAAGAAAATCGAGATAAATTAAAACTACTCATTTTCCATACACATTATAGCCATTGCAGAATAATTATGAAGATCCATTAGAGTATCTTTTAAAGTTTCTTCGGAAACGCTAATTTTTATTCCAGTTTTTGTAATATTAGTATATCTAGATAGTTTATCATTAATTCTAACTAATACACCTACAACACCATGGGATTCGAATGCATCTCCATAATCCGAATTCTTTTTTCTAAAAATTTCAAGGCATTCATTTTGAATTTTTTGCATTTGCGCTACCCTATCCATTTTAATTTAATTTTATTTAAATTTAAAATTAGCTTTATAATCTTTTAATTTAATGTATTATTGCTAAAAAAAACTAACATTAAATAAAACTACTAAATTTATCAATGTACTAAATGAATTGCGAATGCGGTATTCCAGCTTTTTTTTATACAACTATAAAACAAGACAAGATTAAATACGAAGTTTTCAAATGCGGATCTTTAACGTCAGAAAGTAAAAAAGGAAAATGCAGTCTCAACGCTGAGCGCCCAATTAAACTTGTTACATTTTCCGAATTCCCTGTTAATAAAAACGTAGAAGAATACGTTGTAAAAGATATAAAAGATGCAAAAAGTGAAATTATAGAAAATTTGGAAAATTTTATACATCTACTTGAAATATCTAAAAATAACTACGGAATGTGTAGAGACAATTACATATCAAATATTAATTTCAATCTAAGAAGACTTGGATTTCCACTTTTCTTTAATAAAAAAGAAAGTATTATATCGTTAAAATTTAGAATTTATGACGTAATAATTAAAACAGCTACTAAAAAAACCGAAGATCCAATTGTGATTATAGAAATTCCTGAAAATCTTAAAACTATAAATAAAAAGAAAATATGTAGAATCAGACCCATATCAAAAAAGAGCACTCCTACTAAATACTTACCGAAGTTAAATGTAAACGAAGAAGAGATTTTAGAAAAAATCAAAAAAATGGACATAAAAATGGATTCAGACTCCGAATCAGAATCTGAGCATGAAGACAATACGTTTGACGTGGACAATTACGACTCAGAAGATAATGAACCATTTGATGACGGCGGTGCGTTAAGCGATTAAAAATATTTGGTAATTTTAAATATGATAGATTCTTTTTTAAACGAAGACAATAAAACTAAAATTAAAAATATAATACATGATGTATTGTGGCCTATTAAATTATACGCATTAATTATAGTGTTTATTTTGCTATTAAATGTATTTTATGTATACAAATTGTATTGTTTAAAAGTTACTTAAAAAAATAAAATATTAAAAGTAATAATGTTAAACGTAACGGATAACGAAATTTTACTTTTTAAACACGAAGTAGAAGAATTCAATAAAATTGAAATTGAAATTAAGAATTTAAAGTTGAAAATGAAACCAATTCAAGATAAAATTAAAGAATTACTAGCTATTAAAAAGGAAAAACAAGGTGATGTTTTGGCTTTTATGGAAAAAAATGATCTAGATATATGTAATACAAACACCGGGACAGTTGAACTCAAGCAGTCTACACAAGTTAAGGCTGTTAAAAAAGCCGACGTTTATGATAGATTACTTAAATTTTTTTCATATGACTATGAAAAAATTAACGGAATGACCCATGAAGAAAAGGCGAAATTTTTACATAATTATATTTACGTAGAAGATAGAGAAAAAACTGAAAACAAGACTTTAAAATGTAAA